CTATCAAGACTTCGAAAACGAAGCAGAGGAGACAGCGCATCTATTAGCTGATAACAGGGTGGCAGAATTAGCCGAACTAGACTTTCAACAAGTTGGAGATTTGTTAAAAGGCTTAAAGGATATAGACTTTAATTTAGACTTAACTGGTTTTCTTCCGCATGAAATAGAACCATTACTAGAAGCAGAATGGTCGCCGCCAGAAGTGGAGGATATGGATAACTCTATAACCAGTGGCCATGCTGTTAAATTTACAGATGGACAATGGGATATAATATTAAAAGCAATTAGTGGAACAGACGAAGCACAAGCTATTACTGACATTTGCAAAACTCACCAACAGTAAGGCTTGCCTACTTTAGCATCCCAGCAGTTGATAATGCTTTAATGGATATACGACTTGCACTTAGTTACAAACTTAACAAGCGTATCTACATGCAAAAAGAGCAGAATGATAGTAACGACAAACCTGCTTTGCTGGTAAGCTATGTTTATTTAAAACCTTTTTTAGAAAAGCAAAACCAATATCAGTATCGTAATTGGGTTTTAGATAGTGGTGCATTTAGCGCCCACAACAGTGGTACGGAAATAAAGCTACAGGATTATATCGACTGCTGTAAGCGTTTAATGGATACGGATAACACGCTTAAAGAAATATACAGTTTAGATGTGATAGGTGATTGGGAGGCAAGCTTAAAGAACACAGAGGAAATGTGGAGGCAAGGTGTACCGGCTATCCCTTGTTATCATTGGGGCGAACCATGGGATGTGTTGATAGGCATGGCAAAGGATTATCCAAAGATAGCTTTGGGAGGTGTTGCTTTACAGAAAACAGGATTAAAAACCAAGTGGGCTGAACAATGTTTTGCAAGAGTATGGCCAAAGAAAATACACGGGTTTGGATATGGAAGTGCCAAGTCTATTCTGGCTTTGCCTTGGGACAGTGTTGATGCAACGAACTGGGAACTGGGGCCGTGTAAGTTTGGCAGATGGGCAAGCTTTGGAAACATGAGTGTAAGAGGTAGTAAGCAAAACTTAAGAGCCGAGGTTGAGTATTATTTAAAACTAGAAAGACAAGCTCGTAATAAGTTTGGTAAGTTACTTGATACACTTGGCTCCGAGCATAACTACAGACTGTCATTAACAGGAGACACGCAACCATCCCCGCGACAAATGAGTGGCGTATAATATATTATGATAGTAAATAAAATAGAGGGAAACATAGATAGGAAGAAAGTAACTGCTACCACTTTCCAGATGCAAAACTGTTTCCAGCAGTTTTATGATGGTCTACCAAGCGAGCGTGATGTGCATTGCTATTTCCAGCATCAATATGCTGCAAGCTTTGTACCTAAAAACGGAAGGGTGCTTGATGTGTGTTGTGGGCGCGGAATGTTAATTCCGTTTCTGCGTTACGGTGGCCGTGTCCCTTCGCTGTATGTAGGTGTTGATATACATCCTAAGAATGCAGTGTTTAAAGATGGCAAAGACCCAAGGAGGGCAGCCGGTACAAAAGACTGGGGTTTTAAAACTGCATTTGTAGAAAGCAATGTTGATACAATGTCTGGAAAGGTAATCTTAGAACAAGGTGGCGACTATGATTTAATTGTTTATACAAGTGCGATAGAACACATGCAGCCAGAGAGCCAGCAGAAAAGCCTTATTGAAAGCGCCAAGTTAAGTGCTAAAGATGGATTATTATATCTAACATGTCCGGTAACAGAAAGCGGTCAGTCCGGTTACAATTGCCAGTTTGATGCACATGTATACGAACCAAAAGAAAACGAAGTTACAAGTTGGCTTGATACGGCTGGATGGAGGTTATTATATAAGGTAGGTCTATGCACTAAGACATCTTTATTTAGAAAACTATTAAAGGGAACAAGGCTAAAGGGAGCAGAGTATATCTACAAAGTACAACCAAGAGGTCAAGCGTTGTGCAACATTGCAGCCCTATATCCAGAAACGGCAACCGAAGTTGCATTTGTTTGCCAGAAAAAAGTTTAATTTAATTATGATAACATGCAGCAAGACATATTATAATATTCCATTCGCACACCGACAGCCGTTGCACGATGGTCACTGTCAGTTTGTGCATGGCCATAACTGGGCTATTAAATTTACATTCTTGGCAAATGAAAGAGACGAGAATGGATTCGTTGTAGACTTTGGTAAGTTGCATTTTATAAAAGAGTGGATTGATAAAAAACTAGATCACGCTTTACTTATATGCACAAACGACCCGCAAGTAGAATACTTTAAAGCGAACAATAATATACTGTGGAGATTGCACCTTGTTAATGATGCCAGTTGCGAAGGGCTTTGTAATTATATACATGAACAATTTAAGAGAGCAGTAACTTATGAAACCAATGGAAGGGTAGTTATTAAAAGTGTAGAGGTGTTCGAGGATAATAAGAATAGTGCATTAATCGAGGTAGGTATATGAGTGATTTAAAATTAAAAGTAAACGAAACATTCTATAGCTTACAAGGTGAAGGCTTTCGGGTTGGTAGTCCTAGCTTTTTTGTAAGGCTAAGTAACTGCGATCTAACTTGCGGTTTTTGTGATACCGAATTTAGTAGTGGTGTAGATATGTCGTTAAGAGATATACACCAAAAGATTAAAGGTGAGACTATTTGCAAGTGGATAATATTTACTGGAGGCGAACCATTACTGCAATTAACTCCAGATATATTAAAGTACTTTAGAGATAAAGAATATAATATAGCAATAGAAACAAATGGTAACACCAGAGTAACAGAGGAAATGCGTGTTCTAATAAACTGGCTTGTCGTATCACCAAAAGTTGCAAACCATGTAATAGAAAAGAATTTTAAAGATGTATGGATAGACGAATATAGATTGGTAAGACATAAAGGTCATACATCATTATCTGTTCCCGATAATACAGATGTACGTTTGAAATTTGTTAGCCCTGTATTTAATGGAAACGATGCAGACCTTGATAATATTAAACACTGTATAAAATTATGCCTACAACAACCAGAATGGAATCTAAGTCTACAGACTCACAAACTGCTGAATGTCTTGTAAGCGGTCATATCCGTTGCTTGCTTCGTGCTATTGGTGAGGACCCTGACAGGGAGGGATTACTTGATACACCGGCTCGCGTTGCTAAGTCTTGGAAGGAATTATATCAAGGTTATGAGCAGACAGCAGAAGACGTATTATCTACAAAGTTTGCAGCCGATGGATATGACCAAATGGTTACGCTTAAATCTATCGAGTTCTATTCTACTTGCGAGCATCACATGTTACCGTTTACCGGTTATGCTTATGTGAGTTATATACCGGATAACGAAATTGTAGGATTAAGCAAACTGGCAAGGCTGGTTGATGTGTTTGCAAAGCGGCTGCAAGTACAGGAGCGCCTTACAGTTCAAGTGGCAGACAGCTTGTTTAAAATAATAAAACCAAAAGGTGTAGCGGTAATGATAGAAGCCAAGCACGGTTGCATGTCTTGTCGTGGTGTGCAAAAACAAAACAGTAGCATGATAACAACCGCGCTCCGAGGTGCATACGAAAGGCCAGAGGTAAGGGCAGAGTTTTTTAATAGCATTAAATGATAACGCGACAATTTTATAAGGTGGAAATGTTGAAGCGCAATTTTCCTGTTATTATGAATTATCACATAAGAGTAAAGTGGATTACTTAAATGAGCAAAGGTATCACGCCAGAGTTTGCGGATAAGGTATTAGAAGCAGATGCAGCATTAGCGGCAAAGAAGATAAACGAAGGCAAGGGAATGACCAGTTCCCAACGTGCCTATTATTTAAGTGTATCCGGTAAGAACAATATTATACCAGAGAACGGTCTGGCTAATAATCATGTTGAACTTGCCAAGTTATTAAATGTAAGCCGATCAAGTGTAGTTAAGTGGGCCAGACAAGAAGGAGCGCCAAAGCCTAAGCCAAACGGTAAGCATGATATTAGTCAATGGATATTGTTTGTTAAGGAACACGGTTTAAAAGGTGCAGAGGAAGAAAGCGAAGGTGATTTAAAAAGAAGAAGGTTACTGGCTCAATGTTTAAAGATAGAAGCAGAATTAGATATAATAAGAGGCAACTGGATTCCGAAGGCTTTAGTTGATCGATACATGCAGGATATATTTACAGCATGTCGCTCAAAGATATTGCAATCACCATTAGACGAACAAGCAACCGACGAAGTATTACATGAGCTCGCACGATTACAGAAAATTGAATTTGCAGTTCGGGCCAACAGTAACGAGTCTGAATTACAACTTTCGAGTCTGGCTACCTCCACCACGGCTATCAGTTAGCGAGTGGGCCGAAAAATATAGAATCCTATCAAGCGAGTCTAGCGCCAGAGCTGGAATGTTTAGGTTGTCGATGGCTCCTTATCAACGGGAGCCAATGGATAGCGTTAAGGATGCAGAGGTGCAAAGTATATCTTTAATGTGGGCAAGCCAGACCGGTAAGACCGAATGCATTAATAATATTGTTGCCTACTTTATTTGCCAAGACCCGTCACCTATTCTTTGTATTCAGCCAACTTTAGAAATGGCAGACACTTGGAGTAAAGACCGGCTGGCTCCTATGATAAGAGATACACCTCAATTAAATAATGCAGTAAGTTCTAGTAAGAGTAGAGATAGCGGAAACACGTTACTGCATAAGCGTTTTCTTGGTGGTCATATAACAATGGCTGGAGCTAACTCCCCGTCAGGCTTGGCAGCAAGACCAATAAGGGTTTTATTGTGTGATGAGATAGACAGGTATCCTTTAAGCGCCGGTTCCGAAGGCGACCCTATTAGTTTGGCAGAGCGCCGAACAGATACATTTCCAAATGCGGTTATCATTAAAACGAGAACACCAACAGTTAAAGATTTAAGTAAAATAGAAAACGAATATAACAATACAGATAAAAGAGAATGGTTTGTTCCATGTGTAAAGTGTAACGAGTACTCTATATTATTATGGAGAAATGTAATTTGGGAAAAAGATAAACCTAACACAGCCCATATTGTTTGCGAACATTGTAAAGCAAAACTAAACGACGATGATAGAATTAAAATGGTGGCGGCTGGCGAATGGCGACCTACAGCAGAATTTAAAGGAAAGCGAGGTTACAGGCTTAATGGATTAAACAGTTTGTTCCCTGCAAAGAAAGGTTTTGATAATAGGCTACATCAAGCGGCTGCTGGTTTTCTGGATGCAAAGAAAAGAGGGCCAGAAGGTTTAAAGACATTTATAAATACATTCCTAGCAGAAGCATGGGAGGAACTGGAAACAACTATTGACGGGCATTATTTAGAAAGCAGACGCGAAGCATATAAAGGAGAAATACCTAAAGGCGTTTTAGTTTTAACGGTCGGAGCGGACGTTCAAGCTGATCGCATAGAGGCAGAGCTTATCGGTTGGGGAATTGATGAGGAATGCTGGGGCATAGAATATAAGATTATATACGGCGACCCATCGCAGCCAGAAATATGGAGACAGTTAGATAAATGGTTACTAGAGAGATATACAACAGAAGATAACAGGGAACTGCCAATAGCAAGTGTATGTATCGATTCGGGCTATCTAACAAAGGATGTATATGATTTCGTAAAGCCACGCCAGCCGAGGAATGTATACGCTATCAAGGGGCTTGGAGGTTTCGGTAAACCTCTTGTATCACGACCAAGTAAATCCAGTGTTAGAGGTGTAAGGCTTTTTAGCATTGGAACCGACACGGCTAAAGATGTTGTATATGGCAGACTGCGAATAGAAGACGAGGGTTTTGGATATTGTCATTGGCCTTTTACCAGTGGATATCACGAAGATTATTTTAATCAGTTAACCGCAGAGAAATGCGTTGTAAAAGTTAAAGCAGGGCAACGTGCTAGGAAGTGGGTTCTAAAAGAAGGAAAAAGAAACGAAGCTCTTGATGTTAGGATTTACGGAATGGCTGCAATGATAATTATAAATCCCAATTTTAAAAAAATAGCTTCTAAGGCAGAGAAAGACGCTCCCTCCATAACCACTCCAGAAAAACCGGAAACACCGGTAGAAGGACAGTTCCGAGCCAATACGAAGCGATTTAGCGGAGGAAGCGGATTTGTTAAAGGGTGGCGTGGTTGAAACAGGACTAAATTAAATTAGTTTCAAACCGATGGCGGCAACCGTACCAAACATAGAACCATATAAAGTTTTCGCTGGTGATACTTTTAGATGGGATAAAAGTTTAGATGATTACTCACCGGCAGACGGTTGGGCGTTAACTTATTCATTTAGAAGTAACACCGGAACAGGATTTAACATTACCGCTTCTGCTAATAGTGGAAACAGTGGTTGGGAGATAACTGTCGCCGCATCAACTACGGCTGGATACACAACTGGAGAATACGAGTGGCAAGCCTATGTCACAAAAGGGTCGGAAAGGTTTGTTGTTGATAATGGCCGTGTAGTTATTAATCGCAACTTAAACACCTTGGCGACTAGCGCCACAACAGACCTTCGTACTCATGCCAAATTAATGATAAGCAAAATCCAATCGGTTTTAGAAGGCCGAGTGGATGCTGATATAGAAAACTATTCTATTGGAGGCAGAAGCATTAATAAGATTCCGGTTAATGAGTTGGTTTCTATTTTAAGTACTTACGAGGAAAAGCTTGATAAGGAAGAACGCAAGGCGCGGCTGGCTAACAAGCACGGAAGCGGAAGGCTAATTAAGGCACGGTTTAATTATCCAAACAAAGTAACCAGCAATTCGGAGTATTCCATTTATTGATATGAATCTAGTTGAAAAAGTTTTAAAGCGGTACGGTTATGGGAAAATTAAAAAAGCCAGAGGTTACTCGGGAGCCATATCAAGTCGCTTAACTGGAGATTGGTTAAACCCTACTACTACAGGCGATGAAGAAATAAGAAGGGATTTACAAAAGCTAAGAAACAGATGCCGTGAGCTAGAAAGAAATAACGATTATGTAAGACGTTATCTTAATGGGCTGGAATCTAATGTAATTGGTTCGGCCGGTATTATATTGCAAATGAAAGTGGAGGACGCTCCATTGCAGTATGATGAAAGAGCAAATCGGGAAATAGAACAGGCTTGGGGAAGATGGTGCAATAGGAAGTTCGCAACACCAACCGGTCAGCAAAGTTGGCTTGATATTTGCAAATTAGCTTTACGCTCAACCGCCCGTGATGGTGATGTAATGTTACATCTACTTCGGGGATACAATAATGAACAAGGATTCGCCGTTCAATTAATAGAGGCAGATAGATTAGATCTGAATCATAATAATTATAAGCTTGAGAACGGTGGCCAAATTCGAATGGGCGTAGAATTAAACAGTTTAGGCAAGCCAGTTAATTATCATATATTAACAAGTCACCCAGGGGAGACCAGTGATACATATAGAAAACGGATTGCAATAGCCGCTGATGATGTTGTGCATTTGTTTAATCCAGAACGTATCAGCCAGACCAGAGGAACGCCTTGGATGGTTAGTGCCATGACACGTTTGCAGATGTTGGCTGGCTATGAGGAAAGCGAGTTGGTTGCGAGCCGAGTAAGTGCAAGTAAGATGGGATTTCTTACAAAGGATGCAAACGCAGAACACTACACTGGAGAAGAAGATACTGACTACAATCTTATCATGGAGGCAGAGCCCGGTTCCATTGAAGAACTCCCAACTGGTATGTCATTCCAAGAATGGTCTCCAACGCATCCAACTACGGCATATAAAGATTTTGTTAAATCAACTCTTAGAGGTATATCCGCTGGATTAAATGTTAGCTATAACATGTTAGCAAATGATCTCGAGGGAGTTAATTACAGTAGCATTCGTGCTGGCCTATTTGATGAACGGGAACATTACAAGACTGTTCAAAACTGGTTTGTGGATTCGTTCGTACAGCCGGTGTTTGAAGCATGGCTAGAAACCATGATGCTAAATGGAAGTTTCTCTTTTGGTATTAACCGGTTTGATAAAATGAATAAACCTAAGTGGTGTCCGAGACGTTGGCCTTGGGTTGACCCACTTAAAGATATTCAGGCCAATGTGCTGGCAATGAACAACGGTCTGCAAGCCAAGCGCAATATTATAAACGCAACAGGCGGTGGTACTGCCCCAACAAAT